TTTTTAAGCCTATCAGCCGCGGATCAACTTATGCCAAAGGAGGTCTTGAACTTAGCTATCCGGAGAAGAAAATTACCCAGCTGTCGCTAGAGAAGCGTGGTACAGATGAAGAAGCATCCGTGGAGTATGATTATACTGACCCTGAGCTCGGATCAAAGGTAACTTATAAGGCTTCAGTGTCACTGGCATATGATGGGGCCACACTTGCCCGCTATACGCTGAATGAATTCGGCAAGATCGAAAAGAAGTCAAAAATGGATCCCAGAACTTGCTGGGCAATTGTCAGGCCTACTATGGAACTTGATGGGGGTCAAACTATTAAAGGAAAGGCACTCTTTGAGTCATCTATTGAGGAGGTTGCCGAGGGAGAAGAAGGGACACTTGAGCTATGTCAGCAGATATGGGATGAGTCAAATCCAAATGATATCAATGAAAATGGCATGACCGATTCTGGAAAGACACGTTTATTTATCAGCGCAGTAGAGGCATTTAGTAATGATGAATGGGGGTTTCCAGAGGAGGCAAAGACCATACAGTATCTTGATAACCATATCAAGGCACTTAAGAAAAAAAATAAGCTCAGGGAGATAGCAGCTTTTAAGCGAAAACATCCACGTACGATTGAAGAGGTATTTATGCCCTCTGGAAAGCAGTCATCTTTTAATGCCGACAAGCTTCAAGAAAGCCTTGAGCAAATTGATCCTTTTAACAATGAGGGGAGACCCGGTGCCCGCAGGGCAAACCTGCAGTGGAAAAATAATGTACGCGATGGGCTGGTAGAGATTATATGGACACCAAATGGCAGGTGGAATATAAGTCAGGATATTGATCGGGGACTAATGGCAAATCAGTATGAGGTACTTGGTGGTTTTAAAAGCCCTGTAAATCATAATATTTACCGTATGGGTGTTGATCCCTATGACCAGAAAGATACACTTAGCTATAAGCGGTCAGCTGGAGCGTTTGTAGTCGTAAAGACTCATGATGACCGTTATGATGGAGCTAAATATGATGATGAAGGTCTTCCGGCAGATGGTGGCCTTCAGTGGACGTGTAACCAGCCAATAGTAACCTACGTAGACAGGCCTAATGATCCTGCTTTATTTTATGAAGACTGTTTGATGACTTGCCACTATTTCTCAACACAGATGCTATATGAAAATAACCGGGGTAATATAAAAAACCATTTTACAAGCCGTGGATATATGATGTATATGCAGCCACGCCCCAAGGCCACTATGGGTAGCTACTCAAAGAATCAGACAGAGGCAGGTATACCAGCTACAGAACAAACAGTAGGTCAGTACTTTGACTTGATAACAACATATGTCGAACGCTATCACAATGCCATCAAGCATGAAGATCTCCTGAATGACCTGCTATCGACAAATATGGATAATCGCAAGTACCATGATTTAACTGTAGCCTTTGGATGGGCACTGATTGCCATGCAGGGGAGTGTCATGCCCGAAAAGTGGGATAATAAGAATAATAACAATGATGACTACTATGAATACCAAGACCTAGACAGTATCCAATGATGAAAAGTATAAAGCAAGATGACATGCCAATATGTGACTATTATGAAGGCCAATACCTTCTGTTTGTGGGAGATAAGAATACGGTAGTCATCAATAAAATCGTTAAAGAGGGCAAAATTGTGTATATTCACAGCACGAATTTAACAGGGTTGAAAAAAGGCCTAACTTTTTCAGCTTCTGTATCTGATTGGAATAAGTGGGCTGGCTTCGGAAGAGTTATCAATCATCCATTTTTAAATACATAATTCGTGGACATCACTTTTTCTGATAGTTATACTAAATCTGAATCATCTTTCCCGAGTGATAGAATACCTGTCACCAAAAAACAAGAATCAGAGTACTTCAAGATGTGTGCCAAGAGTATTCTTTCCCGCTACGTTAAGAATGGGTGCTCATTCTCTCATAATGAGGTATCAGGCAAAAGAAGCATCCCTGAGCTCAGATCATATGCAAAAGGCACAAATTCACTAGCCAAGTATAAAGATCTTTATTATGGCAAGAAGGCTAACCAGAACGCATCGCGCAAGACATCATTAAATATATCATGGGATATCGTACAGGTTATACCCCAGTTTGTAGATGTCGTCCGTGGGTTCATGGAAAAGTTTAACTATGACATTGTTGTATCGGCTATAGATCCGGCAGCCCGCAATGACAAAGAGCTCATGAAGGCAGAAATGAAAATATTCCTTTCTGATGACTATCAGCAGTTTGCTTTTGTTGCAAATGCGCTTAATGGGTCAAAGATTGTGCCTACTGAGTCCAGCAACCCACAAATTCCGCAGATACCTTTTAGTTCACCACAAGAAATAGAATTCTTTGACTCTATTGGTGGATTTATTCTCTCGCAGGAGGTAGCCCTTTCAACATTACTTGAGCTCAGCGAAGATAGGTCATCATGGGCAGGCATTAAAGATCTTCTCATGCAGGATGTAATAACTACGTCCTATATGGCTACCCGTATTTATGCTGAGTCAGGATCTCCAATAGTCAAGTATGACTATGTAGATATAGAAAGAGCTATCTTCCCTCACAGCCGATTTAATGATCACCGGGATATGACTTATTTTGGTTATGTCCGTAAGATGTCTATTGCAGAGATAAGAGTAAGATACGGAGTCCCTGAAGATGAGCTTCTTACAATATCAAGAGCATATGCTGCAAAGCTTCAGAATCCATCTGCAAACTCTGCAGAGTGGAATAATTTCCGCTCAGGATTCTATGACTCAACTATTAATAGCAGTGTGATTGACTCTATTATGGTTGATGTAGTTGATTGTTGCTGGATATCTACTGACTATCAAAAATACACCCTTATGAATAGGGAAAAAGGTGGAAATCTTATCATCAATGATGTTAATGATGATTATGAGCTATCTGATAGGTCTGTTAAAAAAGGAAAAGTTCTTAAGGAGAGTAGCAAGCAAACTCTTTATGAGTGCTCAATGGTTGTTGGAACAGATACGATGCTTTCCTTTGGCAAACCCAATAACCTAGTATATAAAAAAAATGATAAAGGACAACCTGAAATTGTCTTTCCATATAAAGTTGTAAAGACTGGATCTTCGTCGATCGTGGAGCGCTGTATTGCTTTTGCAGATGATATCCAGCTTGCTTTCCTTAAATTTCGTAATGCACTTAAGAAAAGTATCCCGTCACCGGGTATGGTCATCTCCAGATCGGCCCTAAACAATGTTTCCATAAATGGTGTAACCCAAACGCCCAAGATGCTTTTACAGGCATTGATGGATGAGGGAGTACTGATTGTTGATGATACCGATCAATATGGCCAAAAGATCACCAGTGTTGGTAATGTGATACAGTTCCTACCTGACCAGCTCATGCAGCAGGTAACGGCCCTTAAAACAGCTATAGAATATTTCTATGATCAGATGCAGCGTGTTACAGGCATAAATGATTTGTTTTCAGCCTCAACACCTTCGGCAGAGACAGGCGTAGGTGTTGCTAAGATTTCTATTTCATCAACTGAAAATTCATTATTTCCTATTGTAAATGCTTACAAGCAGATTTACGAGAATAGCGCCCAGACTTGTGCCGCTATGTGGATGATAAATGACTACCACACTAAGGAAGTCGTATCAATACCATTTTTCATTAAAAATTCACTTCGATATGCTGACCTTGGCGGATCCCTGACATACAAAGATTTTGGTATACGAATTAATGCGGGACTGAATACAGACGAAAAGGTTGAATTGCTAAACCAAATTCGTCAGCTGCGTGACCTTCGTACACAGACAGGATCAGGTGGTATAACGCCATCTACTTACTTTATGCTATGGCAGGTCATACAGACTGGCAATATCCCTAAGGCTATGTTACTCCTTGCTCAGGCTGAAGAACGTCAGATACAAAAAGACCAGTCACTAGCTCAGCAAAATAGCCAAATGAATGCACAGTCTCAGCAGCAGTCAGCAGCTCAGGCATCACAGGCAAAACAAGCCGAGATACAGCAGGCTGGAGCTATAAACAAAGATACGAAGCTTGCCATCCAGCAGGCGGAACTTGTTCGTGAAACGACCAAGCTGCAGCAGGAGCACGGTATTTCTACGGCCCAAAACCAGCAGGCGGCTCAAGATGCTACTGAGCAGGCAGCTCAAGTCCATCAACAAGCACTAGCACAGCAACAACAAGCCTCGTCAGAGAAGCTAAAAGAAGTAGCCCTTCAGAATATTTATGGTAAAAATGGGGGTAGTCAATACAATGAAAATGCATATTCAAAATAAAACATGCTAATTATTAGTTAGTTACACTTCATATCGTTATTTTTACTTAAATAATAAATACATGCCTGAATTGAATCCCGCACAGCTAGAAGCGGTCATGAATGGACATCGGACTGACCCTTCTGTCTTCGTTAAAAAAGCAGAAGTGGAGACCCCATCGGCTGAGCCGATTATTGCGCCTCCTGTCCTTAATGCTATTCCTGCCCCTGAAGTTGTGACACCTACTACTATCCCGGTAGAAACAACTCCTCCCTCATGGCTTGATCAATTTCGTCTGAGTACGGGACATGATGCAAAGTCAGAAGAGGAAATCAAGAGTATTGTTGAAAGAGCTGGAAAGTCAACCTCTTACGAAGAGCAGATTGCTGCCCTATCAAAGGAGCGTGATGAGTTCAGAAGCAAATCGGAGTTAAGCCCTTTTGCTAATGAATATGAAGCAAAGCGCAATGAATTGATTAAGTCCGGTATCTCAAAAGATCAGCTACGTGCTTTTGAGAAAGTAAATGAAGTGGATTTAACTACCTCAACGCCTTTGGAGTCCATGAAACTAGCCTTACAGCTACGTGATGGACTTACCCCTCGTGAAGCGGAAATTTTTATTAATAACCGCTACAGAATGGACACTGAGACATTTAGTGGTTCGGAAATCGAGAATGATGCCATTATGATGAAAGTTGATGCGAAACGTGACTTAGAGTTTTTGCAAGGCTATAAAGTTACCGTATCAACTGTACCCCCTTCGCCTGCAGAGGCAAACATGAAGTTAGCAGTGGAACAAGATGAAGCTCGTACCCGTCAGGCTGAGCCTGTAATTAGGGATATACTTTCAAATCTTGACCCATTCAAAGGGTTCTCATTAAATGGCAAAACAGGTGCTGAAGCCCAGACAATAGACCTGCCAATGGTGGCAAACTTCAAGGAGAATATTGCTCCTATGGTTTCCGAATTCGTAAAAAGAGAGCAGATTAATGCTGTCACTACTGATGGAAGAGCCAAAATTGTAGATTTTGTTACCAATATGGCTAAGATAAACAACTATGAGTCAGCTGTAAAGCATGCATTTGCTGAAGGTGCTCGTGGTATTCGAGAGTCAAATGACAACCCCTCAGTACTATCGAGAGGGGCAGAGTCAGGCACGGCTCAGGAAAAATCAAAATTTGATGCATACCGAGAAGGACTGATTTCTGGCAAGAATAGAAGATAAATCTATCACTAGTTAGACCTATAAATAAATGGCAACTGTTCCAGCTTATAATTATGCAACCGCCAACTCCCCTGCAAATATCAGTGGTGGCGCTTCTGAAACCTTATTTACGGCAGCATCGCTGTTCGCTGATAACCCCCAGCTAAGGAGACAATTCCTTCGCAGGCACAATTACACAATAGGATTCTATATCATGCTCAAGGAGCTTGGCTTAGGTTTCCCATTAAAAAACCCAATCACTGTTCACTATGAGCAGGACTGGCTTAAGCAAACCTTTTCTCCATCGGTAGTAAGTATTCCCGGAGGTGCTGGAGTGGCAGCTGTTCTGACACTATCAGCCAATGACATGTATACCCCTACACTTGCTGGATCGGGTACTCAATTATTTTCTTATCCACAAATAGGAGATGTTATTGAGCTTCCTGCTACACGTGTTCAGGTACGTATATCAGCAAAAAATGAGGGTGTTAACCCACATACTATTACTGTTCAGCCCGCCACTGCAATAAACCTTGCTACAGCTGGTGCTGGTGCTACTCCTGCCTTTGCTGTTGCAGGTCGTTATGCGATCTTTACAAATGCATTTGGTGAGGGTACAGGTCAGCCACAAGGGCGTGTTGAGCGTTTTATTCGCTATGCAAACACAACGCATATTGTTAAGTCTACGCTGAAAATAACAGGATCGAACATGACCAACCAATTGCCCTTTGAGCCAATTGAGGGTATGGACGGTTCTTATCTTATTTTAGGTGCCGACGATGAGGAGAAAATGCACTATGACAAGATCAACAATGCGCTTGTCTTCGGTCAGCAAACTGCTGGTCTTACAGACGGCCCAGCCTTCTCAGGTACAAACCCAGCCTTGTTATTACCTGATGGTATTGTCAACTATGCCTCTCCTGTAAAGACAACTCAGGGTATGGTTCCTTTTGCCAATGCCAACGGTCAAATTTACAACCACACTCCGGGTTCATTAACCATGGATGATTTTGATGCTTACGGAGCAATCTATGAGCGTGAGCGTGTTGGTTCTGACTTGATCATTGCTATGATGGGTTACTCTTATTATACAGATGCCGAAAACTTGTTAAAAGACTTCCTTGATAACACTTGTTTCAATTATGCAGCGTCGAATTATTTTGGCTCTGCTGTTGCAAATAGCGATCCAAATGATTTCTTCGCATATTTTGGATTCTACGGTGTTAAAAAGAATGGATTTAGATACCTGTTCAAGAAGATGCCGGAATTTACTGACCCTATGGGTGGTGGTGCTACTGGCTATGGATATCCTAACTATAACATCATGGTTCCTATTGGTTCGTTCACTGATGGTGTCTCTGGAGTAAATGTTCCACTTGTTTCTTATGAGTATAAAGAGCTTGGAAATTACTCTCGTGAGATTGAATTCTGGACAACTGGTGGTGCTGGCCCAATTAATAAGACTAGTGAGGTTGATGGCTTGAATGCATTCTGGAGATCAGAGGTTGCAGGTCACTTCGGTATGGGAAACCAGTGGCTAGTTTCAAAACCTGTCGGCTTCTAAACTGACAAGTTTTATTTTATATAAAAAAATGCCCAGTTACGAGGACTGGGCATTTTTTTTAACCAATTGCTTTTACTTAATATAACTATATATGCCATTATTCATCGATGATCAGAAAATGTCCAGAAAACAAATACTGGCTGAGCTTGGTCTAACAGAAGAGCAGATTCCTAAATCTGACATTCGCAAGTTTACACTTTCTACAGATCTTGTAAAGAGAGATACGGAAAATGCAAACAGGCTTGTTTATCCCAAGTCACATAATTTTCCTCCTTATTATACCGTGAATGGTACAGATGGAACATCGCATGTATTTCGATATGCAAAGAGCTGGAATCATGGCCGCAATGGGCTGAAGTATAATCCCAGCTACATGTCATACTTTGAGAATGAATTTGGTGTAAATGATACTGAGGAGTTTTTATGGTTCTTTTTAAATCCACGTGTTAAGCAATCTCCACTTCGCAATGTAAACGAGTCACATGACTTTGAATTCATGAATGTCGAGGATATGGCTGATGCCTATAATGATAATATGGATGATGCGGTAAAAGCGCTTGCCCTTGTTTATGGTGACCATGCACTAAGTCTTATCCAGATGCGTCAGTTATTAAAAGCATTTGGTGTAGAGGCAGCTGACAAACTTTCACTTGCCCAAGCTAAGTCTAATCTAGCTCAGCGAGTTGGCCGAAATCCAGTAGAATTCTACAATAAGGCAGTATCTAAAACAGTACGTTTTGATGGTACAATCCTTGATGCTATTGATAAACAGATACTTGTAAAGAGTGTCATCAATGGTGTAGTAATCTGGAAGTTCAAAGGGAAGGACATATTTACGATCTCCAATGGTACTGACCCTGTATCAGGCATAAAAGATTTTATCTCCCTGAATATGGCCTCCTTTTACGAGGATATATTGAATGCGCTGGATGGAAGAATTTCAGATACTGCTATCGAGGCTATTGAAACAGATAAGTATTTTCCCAAGTACAGCATTGAAACAGCCGAAAGCCTTACCAAAACAGATCTTGGTACAAATCCTAACCGGATCATAAAAGATTCACTTAAAGGTTCTAATGATGACAGATTTCTGGAAGAGTTCTCAGGATATGATCCTGAAGACCCTACTTTGCATCATATGAAAAAGCAAAAATATATCGCTAACAGAGAGCGTATTGAAGCCTATAAGCTTACTAAACTGACCGAGAAAAACTAATTATGCAGATACTCCGTGTTTGGAACAGGGTAAATGATCTGGCAAAAAAGGATCAGTCAGGCTACAACACTGCAGCAGAATTTAATGATCGTATAGATCAGGTTCAGCTGGAAATAGTAGAAAAAATATATACGTATCTCGGCTACACCCAGAGAGCAGCAGATATTTTGGCTCCTTTTATTAAAACCGTTCTTTTAGCCTCTTCCAATACAGGAGTTGTTACTCCTCCTTCTGACTGTTTGCATTACTTATCTTTATCGTATCAGTATACAGATCCTATTTCTGGAATTCGCTGGATACCATGCCGTCAGCTGGACAGTAATGAGGTAGACCTAACAGCTCAAAATCCTGTCAGAAATACCAATCCAGCACAAAACAGAGTGCAGTATTTTAATGAGAATAACCTTACCACAATGTGTACTAATAGCTCTAGTCAGGTAAAGATTAGATATGTTCAGCGTCCAGCTATATCTCAGATTGCTTTTACAGCACAGCAGTCATCGGGACAGTACTATCAAACGTATGATCCTATTAATTCCATTGATCTTCTTTGGAATGATGCAGCTTTTAACCTAATTGTTTATTTGATGCTTGAAAAGCTAGGTGTGGAAATTAGGGAGCAGTTTTTAGTTGAATTTGCTCAGGTACTTGGTATTCAGCGTGAAATGATTCATAAAAATGACTAAGGGAGAGTTAAAATACTTAATATTTGATAAGTTAACAGGAGGTGTACCATCTACAGATTCCAGTCTTTGGGAGACGGATCTTGACCCCTACATTGTTCCGGCCATTAACAAGGCTATGCGGGAGCATTACCTTGAGGATATCAGGCTTGAGGGAGATAAGGTTGTTAGTCAGCAATTGATTCAGGTGGCTCCAAGTGTGGCTATTCTATTTGATATTAACAGGCAGCGATCTTACTCGGTGCTTCCTTGGAATATTATATCATTACCAAAAGGAAGGGCACTAACCTACGTGGGATTGGTGTCTGGCAAATCATTCGTACCCGGTCAGCAAGGAGAACAGGATCTGGAGGCATATTATACGAAATTTAAAGGTTCTCAGGTCACATACTATTTAGAAGGGTCAACTATTTATTATTATAATCTACCAGCTATTTTAAAGCCTGTTACTGTAATGATGAAGGCACTTGTCTCCATTCAGTATCTAAATGATAGCGATGTAATTATGCTGCCTCCATATAAGCTTATTGATGTTATTGCCTCAGTAGAGGCATTCTTTTCTGCCCAGCGTACAACACCTGCCGACGATGAGGAAGACAGCAAGGATATTACAACAGCAAAGCCCACTACAAATAACGCTTCATGACACCAATAGATCAGTTTATCAGGGAAGTATGTGTTTCAATTGGTGATAGTGACAGACGCTACTATAACCAGATAATATCGTCAGTAGCACGTGGTTTTAGAGACCTTAACCTTACTAATGCACCAAGTTTTAAGACGCTCGATGTAAGTCTTAATCCGCTAAATATGATAGACTGGCCCGCTGACTGTATATATCCACTTTATGTGGGTGTTGGAAGAAATGGACTTGTTATAAATCTTTCTCAAGATCAAACGCTAACAGATAGAAACGCATACCAGCAGGTAAAATATACGTCTACCGACCCGGGATTTATATCTACCAGTCTTACAGGTCAGTACTACCCAAACTATTTTGGTTCTTATGCCGTCAATGGAGAAGTTTATGCCGCCCAAAGCCCAGCAAATAGAGTTGGTATATATAACCACTTTCGTGATATCCGCCAAACGGCAGTTTCGGGAGGATTTCTATTAAATGATCAGTTTATTTTGACATATAAGTACGATACGGCATCAGATGGAATTCAGTTTATCCCTGTAGAAATGGAGATTGCCTTACGTCAGTTTATTTTCTGGGAGTTCTTTATGATAAAAGATAAAGGAACAAGTGACAGGGCTCGAAGAGAGTACAAAGGAGAAGCTTACAGGCTTAGGAATTTATACAATGCCATGAATGATCAGGATCTTATTGATGTGATGACATCAAATTATAAATCAACTCCAAAATAATTTCATAACTACACGATTAATCAGTAACTTAGCGTTCTAAACCTAAAGTAATCATGGCAGGTGCTCGTAAAATTAATAACGAACGGTTTTTCCGATTTGCAAGTGAGTCAGACTTACTTGCCTATCCCGCTATCTTGAAGCAAAATCAGGAAGCATACATCTTAAATACAACTTTTGTTAAATTTGGAGACGGTGTCCGTACACTTGCTCAGCTTCCATATATGAATGCTGGTGGTGCTACGCTAGTTGCAAACATAACCAATACTGCAAGCCCAACTACTCCAAGTGCTATTCAGCTTCCAACTGGCCCTTCTGCAGGATCCTCAGGAAGGCCTTCTGTACCAGTAACTAGTCTACTCAGAATAAATACTACCAATTCACCCCCAGCTCTTGAATATTATAATGGTACTAACTGGATGACAGTAACTGCCGCTATTTCAGCTGTATAAATATTTTTTCTGCCATTTTTGTTTGATAAACAGTCTTGATGTATTATATTTACAACAGGAAAATTTAAACAACCTAACTGATGGCAGAGACCCTGTATGTACCGAAAAGTAGTGCAAAAGTAGTAAGCTTCAAGACCAGCAATGGGGATGAGGCATCTATTCTAAGAATGAATTTCAAAGTTGAAGACTTCGTTTCATTTCTGGAAACGCATGTTAATGACCGTGGTTATATTACCATTGATGTTAAGGCACGTAAGGAAGTAGGCGAATATGGTGATACCCATAGTCTTGTTTTGAATACGTACAAAAAAGAAGAGAAAACTGATGACACTAAGGCTAAAAAAGAGCCTGAGAAAGAAAAGAAAAAATCCTTACCCTTCTAATGGCTTCAGAGAAAAAGGTATTCAAGAATGATTTTAAAGGGGGGATGGACAAAGACACACAGTTGGAGTCCATTTCCCCTTCTGATTATACATACGCCCTGAATGTGCGCCAATCATCAACCGGATCGGGGTATGTTGGTGAAATAACAAACATGCTTGGAAACCAGCTTGTTCAATATATTTTGCCTGCAGGAGTCTGCAAGGTTATTGGTGTAAAAAATGATGAGACTAATAATCGGTTTTTTTACTTTATATATAATTCCTTAGGTTACCATACGATACTTCAGTACAATATTATCTCAAAATATATTGAGAAAGTTATGCAGTCCATTACGGATGCAACAGACGGATCAGACTTTCTTAATTTTGATCCGGGATCACTTATTCTGGGTGCTGAAATAGTTGATGGAAACCTACTTTACTGGGTAGACCAAGGCAGAAATAATGCCCGCAAAGCAAATCTAATTAAAGTCAAAGATAAAAGTATCAATGGCTACCAGTCGCTCTACTCGGAGCTATTAAGTGCCTATAAAAGAGCACCTTCAGCAGCTCCTAGATGTGCGTATGTAAATGACTTGACAAGGCAAAATAACAAACTTTACAGGCATCTTTTTAAATTTGCATACCAGTATGTGTATGATGATGCCGAGCAGAGTACTTACTCCGATTTCAGTACCGTTCCATTACCTGTCAACGAGCCCTATAATGGATCATCGGCTCAGGTAGCAAATACTGTCACTTACAGTATTAACCAGAATAATAATGGTATAAGTGTAATTGTCTTCTCTGGAGGTGTAAATATTACCCAGATAAATATTGTTGCTCAGATAGACGGCATGAACTGGGTACTTGTTAAAAATATTAATAAGTCTATTTCAAAGATTCTGGACAATACCATGACCCAGTTTACTTTTTTCAATGACGGATCTTACGCTGCCATTGACCCAAATCTACTTATACAGCCATTTAGTTACTTACCTGCAAACCCAACAGTCCAGTCTCTTGTAAATCAGCGCTCCATGTGCTATTCAGGATACTTAGAAGGATTTGACCCCTATAAACTGCTTGTATCATCTCTGGTAAGCTACTATTCACTAGACCTGTCAACATCAACAGTAAGCACACCCGGAGCGCCAACAATTATAAATAATGCTACTCCGCCTAACTGGAGGGTAAATGGTTCTCCATTTGTGACATCATGGCCTGTGTCAATTGATTTCTCTACGTATGGAGTTGTCCCCGGACAAACCTATAGCATAAAGAATCTTTCAAATAGCAACGACAACTACTATAACTATACGGCTGTTTCAGGAGATACACCCCAGACGGTATGCGATATACTATGCAATTACTGGACACGGGAAGTCTCTCCTGCTGAGCGCTGGAATGTAACACGGTCACTTGGAAATAACGTACCAAAGGTGACAAACAATGGCGCTGGAATCTACTCATTTGTAATTTATAAGTCGCATGCACGGTATGATTATCCAAATGTCATTGCCACTGTCAGCACCGTAAATTATACTTCCATATCAGGTACAAATAGAACGTATAAGGTCAATAAGTCTGGATCTAGGGTACAGTATGGGATGATTTATGAGGACAATGAAGGACGTAAGACACAGGTATTTACAGACCCTTCATGGAATGTATACTCACAGGCATATACAGAGATAGGATCATTACAATGGGCAAGCCATGGTCTTACAATCAGCCATCAGCCTCCGGCATATGCTGTCAGGTATCAGCTGGTAAGAACACGAAACCTTACTCATGCTTCTCTAATACAGTTCTACTCGCAGGCAATAAGTATTGTTACCGTAAACGGTCGCAAAGACTTCGTAGATGTAGTCCTGCAGGGTATCAACTCTTACCACTTAGTATATCCAAAGAATATTATAGGTTATAGCTTCACTCCGGGAGACAGGATGCGGTTTCTTTTTTACCCTGACCCGGTAACGCCAAACCAGCTGGATACATATGTGACTACCGGAAATGCCAACAACAACTTCAATGAGGTTGAAATTGTTGAACAGCGGTTTAATACAGTATATCCTATAAATCAGACTATTAGCACAAATGGAATAGGAAGTACATCTCTTACCGTTCCTTTGGGATCTGATATTTCTAAAGTCGGGATGCTTATTACGATTACAAATCCTACAAATTCACAGTTCACACGCAGGGTTATTGCCATTCTTGATGCTACTCACTATACCATTGATTCAGCTATTGGTGATACGTCTACCAGCAACTCATTCTCTTTTCAGGATGATAGGCTGATCCTTCGCGTTAAAAATCCGGTGCTGCCAAACCAAGCACCTCTAACAGCAGCACAATTTTCACAAGTATCAATGGTAGAGGTTTATACGCCATCTACCGAGACAGGAAGTGTAGGGACGCTTGTTTATTTTGAATTCGGCCAGAAATATGATATAACCAATCCCGGAACATCAACAGCGGCTCATAGCGGCCCTGTAAATCAGGATGGCCTTAATCCGGTAACATCTCCTGCCAAATTCAATATTCGGGAAGGTGATACGTATGTAAGGCTTAGAGAGATGCCCAATACAAATGTATATCCGGGCATAACATCCAATATTGCCCCAGTTGAAGATTTTAATTTTTCTGATTTTTATCAGTCAGCTGTAAATGATAACGGCAGGCCTGAAGCTGAAGCACCTTACTCCAAGCGGTCAACCTTCACCCAGACAATCCGCAATTCCCAGAATTTCATTCCCGGGACGAATATCAACGGTATGTCCCTATTCATGAATACAGACAGGAAGGACTATACAGATACATATGGAGATATAAAAAGGCTTTTCTATAAGGATGCTAGGCTATATGTATTTAAGTCCCTTAGAACAGGCCAGTCAAGTGTTGGAAGGTCTATAGCCTATCTTGCCGACGGTACACAGCAGCCATATTATACAAATGCACTTTTAGAGCCTATTCTACACTACTATGCATGGCGTGGAGGTATCGGAAATAACCCTGAAAGCTTGGCTGAAAATGGTCTTGATATCTATTTTTGCTCTGCAAATTCAGGAGTAGCACTCAGGCTTGGCGGTGACGGGCTGACTCCTATTTCTGAGCTTTATAAGATGGATAGTTTTTTTAAGCCACTTTTAGCTAAATATGCAGCCTTTGGCGGGAATATATACGGAGCTTTTGACCGTAAAAATACTGAATATGTTATAGCTTTTGAAAATCTAGCAAATGCTATTTATAACGATATTTTTTCTAGCTCCGCATGGGTAGTAAGTACGGCCATATCGATAAATCCTGCAACATTTTCTATTGTCACGCCTCCAGCCCATGGGTCGCTATCAACCATTGATAATACCGGACTTGTATCATATACCCCGGCAGCAGGGTACTCAGGCCCTGACTCCTTTTCTTATAGTGTTAAGACTACTGGAGGAATTTCAGCACAAACAGTAAATCAATGCCTGAATGTAATAGCTCCGAATAGGCCTACGGCTTGGCGAGGATCGGCACCTGTATGTCAGCAAAATGGAGCCAGTCAAAATACTGGATATGCGCTTTATACGTCTCTTGTTCAGTATTATATTGATACAATGACAAATGGTGACCCTACAACAGGCACAGCAACAGGGCTTACTAAATCAAACTTGCAGTCGGTATCAGGTGTATTAAATCCTGACTTTATACCTCCATATTATAACTTATCAATATGTGCACCGGGGGTACCTATAACTTTTACGTATACTTATGATGCACAGCAATCAGGTGCTACAGCCCTGCTTAGCGGAACAACACTGACCGTACCTAATAATACATCAGGAACACAGTCTACAAACCTAACTGTTAACTCAGGAACTGCATATAGTGTTATTGTGACTGTACCTCAGGCCTTTGCTGGTTCTGTTAGTGTAAATGGTACATCACAACCAGTAACACCTGCAGCATCAGGCAGCCAAGCCCTTACTTTTTCATATACCGGATCGACAACAAATGTTGTCGTTACTATCACGGCCCAGACACAGGCATGGAGAGGCCGGCAGTCTGACTCTTACTGCCGAAAAATGACTAAAGTTGGTGCTACAATAACAGGCCTAGCTACACTTGGCCCATTTGATATTGTTGTTGTAAATTCATTAAATAGGGTTTTTGTATCTGACTACAACTCAGGAGGGGCGGGAAGTGTTTATGTTATTGACTCAAACCCAGCGAATTCGGCTACATATAATACGATAATACAAACTATTGCAGTTGGTAACGGGCCAAGATGTATTGTATATGTCCCCGGATCAGGTGTTGGGCAAGGATTCCTTTATGTTATCTGTCAGTCATCAGGAAGTCTGTACCAGATAAATCCTTCAACTTATGCTGCTGTTTCTTTTGCTACAGGTGTAAATGGAGGACTTGGATTATTTTACTCTACTTATCAGAATTGTCTTTTTGTTCCATCTATTAGCAATGGGACAATGTATAAGATTACGCTGACAGGAGGAGTAACTTCGCCTATAAATTTCAATAGCCTCGCATCACCGATCCCTTGTTATGTAAATGAAGATCCGAATACAGGTAACCTTTATATATCAGAGAACAATAATAGCTCATCAAATAATGGGCCGACAAGAGTATTTGTTGTTGCTCCGGGAGGGTCTACACCATTTACCACAATTACTCTTGCAACCAATATTGGTGATACTTCTTATAATATGGCCTTTGCACCCGCACAGCGTAATATGTACGTACCAACGGCAACGACAAAGTCTATCTTTGTCATTGATACAAATCCGGCAAATACAGCTACCTATAATACGGTAATATCAATACTTCCATTAAATAGTGGTGGTGTGTCAAACTATGGTGGCCACTGCCGATATGTAGCAACTGCATCCAGCGTATATGCATGCTCACGGGTAGGATCATCTATTTTCCAGATAAATCCTGCATTAAGTCCGCCCGCTATT